AGATATAAAATCAGTATTAACAGTTACCTTTTCTTTTCCGTTTACATTATAAGTCTGTTTAACGTGTTTATTTAAGGCATAATTGCCATAGTTAGAAATTAAACCAGTATAGCTTTCGTTAGTAAAGTCTTGAGTCTTTTTGCTTAACTTATTAAAAGGTATTGTTTGCCAAACTCCAAACTTATTTTTAAAAATGCAATTAATTAAAGGAAATTTACATTCGTCTTTAACTGTGAAATTAATAGCTGGGTATGAAAAACCGCCATAATCAAAAACAACATCAAATGAAGTAGAAGAACCTATATAATTAGCAACATTAATATAACCTATCTTTTGGTTAGAGTAGTCTTGACTAAATGTAAAAGGTACATTTGTTCCATTAACTGTAATACTTTCTAATTCTTCAGTTATAAAATATAAAGGATAGTCACTATCATTATAAATTATATGGCTGTCTATACTTGTCAATATATTATCTCTTTCTACTATATAACCTAACTTTTTATTTATTTTAGGATTTGCTAATTCGGTATGATAGCCAAAACCATCTACAGCTAATAAAGTTTGGTTTGCTTGTTGTTGTTCTGACCCTGCTAAATAAATCTTCGCATCTATATAAACCCAAACGCTATCTAATAATGAAGTTGTAAACGCTCCAACTATATTACTTACTCCATTATAATTGTTTTTCACATAATCATTAACCAATTTATGAATATCAAAGTTAATAGAATCTTGACCTACTTGAACAACTGACTTACTTAAATTATAATTAGAAACTGCGGGTCTGTCATCTATTTTATGACCTCTATAAATAAATATCTCTGCCGTAATTTCGTCAAATGTAATACCTGGAGATAGTTTAAAATGATACGGACTTCTTGAAAGTATTATTTGTTCGTCTAATACTTCAGGAACTATTAAAGCAGGTATCGTATAAGCTTCGGTTGTATAAGTTAGCCACGCTGAAGTATGCGGTGTTTGGTCTGGAAAATTAACAAACTCAAAAGTATCGGTGCTACTATTACTTCCCCAAATTAACTCAACTACATTTCCAACTATTGAAACCTCATAATAAAAGTTATTGAAAAAATAAGTTTCAACTGCTAGCTGATATGTTAGCCAAAGTTTAAAATTATTCGCAAAATTGTTAATATTTGCGCCTTTTACTATTTCGTTGTTATACGGTGCGTCTTGGTTTGGTAATGTTAAAAGATAAGGGTCTGTACCATATTCAACTGTAGGAGTAAAAATTACTATCTTTTCAAATAAAGTAACCCCATCTTTTTTAAGTCTAAAATTTCTTTGGTTGTACGATGTTATCGTACTTGTCGGAAAAGTAAATGTTATTTTTTGTCCCATTATTCTTTTAGTGTAAATTTTAAAAACGATTCTATATCTAATCCGTATGCTTTAATCAATTCATCAGGTAAACTTTCAAAACCTTTCGCAAATGGTTTGCTAAAAAATAAAGTTGGTTTTGTACCTTTTAAATAAATTGATCTTGTTATTAATTGTGCGGTTTGTTCGTAACTCATAAATTTACCCGTTTCTCTATTTTTAAATTGAAACCTTCGAGCTTTAACCCACCCCCTAATTCCTTCAGTTAACCCGCCTTTTTTACCTGTACCGCTACCGTATTTAAATGGACTGTTTGGTGCTTTTGCTGAACTTACTTTACCTTTAACCCCTAAGTCTAAGAATTGACCGTATTGCTCCATCTCGATATAATTCTCAATAGAGTTAGGGTTTACTTTTGTCGTTGCTTTTAAAGAGTCGTAAAGTTTTTTAGATACATTCTTGTCGCCTTTAGTTAGGTTTGTTCGTGCTTGTTTAATTACGTACTTATTAAACGCTTGTAATGTGTTTAATGTTTCGGTACTGTTTAACATACTTCAATAGTATTTGTGATACTCAATTGTAATTCAGTACTCCAACCGTCCAAAGTATCTTTAAACTCATAAATTACGGGAACTAAAGATGGCTCATTTAATAACTCAATATCTAATTCATTTCTTTGTAGTTTTAATTCTGTAATCAATCTATTTAAAACAGCAAAGCAGGTATTAAGGTTGTCTAATTCGTTATCATTTTTTAGGAATTTATCAGTACTCATTTTCTTCGATACATTTCTAATATCTAAAACTTGAACCGTAAAAGTAAAAATAGAAGTGCCTTGACCCAATGCGCCATTAGTTACCATTAAATGTGCCATCGGGAAAATGTCCTTTTTATTTTCAGGTGCTTCTCCGTGAATAATTGTATTAACATCTATATCTAATGCTAATTGGTCTTTTAAATATCCTATAACTTTATAAAAACTATTCATATTTTTTAATTGATTTTTGTTCTTCGTTTGCTAAATCTACTTTAAATTCTAAAAACATTAAAAATTCGTGTATCTTGAGTTTAGTTGCTCTTTCAAAATCGAAGACACATCCGTTAGCGACTGTAAAAATTGATTGATACCAACCCCATTTTGAGCCAAAGCCTCCTCCAAAAGTATCTTGTTTTTCGGTTGTTGCAAATAACCCTTCATAGCTATCAATAATTCGTTGCTTAAATTCCAAAAAAAAAGCATAGAACCCAAAACTATCTCTAAATTAAGCGTGTTAAATTCAGTGTGTGAACCTTTATATTCCTCAATATTATATAAGTCTTTACGCTTGTTTAAAATAGGTCTATAAAGTACACTCATTGCTTTATTGTAGCTTTCTTCGTCACGTAAAAAAGACTCAAGGTCGATATACTCTCCTGCTGTTATTTCGTCAAGGTTTGGGATAAATCCATACTCTTTGCCCTCGTGAATAAAACGTTGTATAAATCTCGGTTGTTCACTTAAAACCTTTGTAATATCGTTAACTATTTCTGCAAAATCTTTAGTAACTATATTCTTAGCATCTTCTACCGATACATCACAAAATATAGTAACCATTGCCAACTGAATAAAGTTTTCGTCCTGGCTTTCTTTCATTAACTTATTAAACAAAACGAATTGTTCTAATCTTATATCGCTTAATGATGTTGGTATTTTAATCTTCATATTAATATAACGTTATTAACCTAAAATGGTTTGTCCTTTTGATAGTTTATGTAGTTGAAAATAGATAGCGTATCGTATCGCGTCAATACTATGGTTAAACGCATCGATTGGAGTATTCGACTTCTTATCGCTCCAAGTATAATTATTTAATTCTTTTACGATGTTTGTACTATCGTTATCAATTATCAATTCATAGTCTTGCATTAAAGCCAAACCTGCACTAACACTTCCTGGACCTTTAATCGTTTCTTTTATATTATTACCTCGTATTCTTAACTCGTGAATTAATCTCGGCTCGGCACTATCTGCAATGATTAATTGATTATCGCAATACCTTTGATTTAATTCGAATATTTCGCTCGTGGTTAACTTTGCCTTATAAACTAATTCTTTGATGTATATGCGCTTATTTGCTTTGTCAATCGATGTCTGTACTAACGTAGTAGGGTCAATACTAAAACCAAAATCCTGTCCGTAAATAGATGGCGCAACCTCCTCAAACTTTCCAAGTTTCCAATTCGTAAATACAACTCCCTCCGCTTTATCTAACCAACCGCCTAAAATAACGTGCCTATATTTTTCTTTATTATTTTCTCTTATGTTTTCAATTTGAGCGATAAAAGATTCAGAAAGATATTCGATGTTGTCTTTATAATCCGTATGTATGTAAGTTGTATTTCCGTTTATTAAATTCGATGCAGGTTCTATTCCTTTGCTTTCAAAAAACTTCTTATAAATAAAATGTTCTTTTGTGGTCGGGTTAAGTACTAAAATAACTCTATTTTGTTTTGACTTATCCCTAATCGAAAAATCAATTTTATCGAATACTTCCTCGTCGACAAGTTCTTCAGCCTCGTCCAAAACCCAAGTAGTAATTCCTGCCAAAGATTTAAGGTTTGCGGTTTGAGTTCCGCTACTTGTTTTAATCCCTTTAAATAAGATTTTAGAGCCTGTTTTTAAATTTACTATTTCGTCTTTAGTAATATAAAAATCAGCGCTTAAATTAGCTGTTTCAATCTTATCTATAAATTCAGGAATAATGGAAACGTGAGCCGAAGTTAAAGTATAACGTGTAAATAATATAACGTGTCCGACCTCGTATGTAAGCAACAAAAGAAAGGAGTTCACAGAATATGACTTCCCTGAACCCCTGCCTCCAGTAACTACAAAGTACCTACTATCCGAACCTAATAAATTATATTTTTTACCTATTGATATTAAACACATCTTTAATGTTAAAGTCGTTTATATTATGAGTAGTTTCAACCGTTTCTTTTGGTTTGCCATAAGTATATTCGATTATCAATTTAGCCGCTGAAATCTTATCGCTATCTCTTGATTTCTCATTTACTATTATACCTGCTAAACATTTAACCGCATCTATAGAATAAGGCTTCATTAAATCTCTAATTCTATTTTCTTCGTCTTTTGATTTACGACCCGAATTAGGTCTTGCTCCTCCAGTTCCTGCCATTGGTTTTGTTTTGTTTAATCAATTATTTACAATCTCCTATCTTTGGTCTGTTAATCGAATATTTCCAAGTACTTTGTCTTTGTATTCCTGTGCAATCGTTAATTGTTATATAAGAACCAAATGAAGTCCTATCAGGTAACGTGTGATTAGATACCTCAACTACTCTATTGCATTTACAATCTTTAGGAGTTTCCTCCTCTTTACTTAACGTGCAACTTGTTAATAAAACCGCAAATAATACCAATAATATTTTATTTATTTTCATATAATTTTCTTAAATTTTCAACTTGTTCTGCTTCTGTAGTGTCTTTATAATTAAAAGTAAATAACAATTCATTAACTCTTAAAGTAAATGTTTCTTTACTTCTTTTAATCCAAACTTTTATTTTCATATAATTTTTTTAAATCGTTTATAACTGCATTACGTACATTCTCGGTAAAGGTTTCGATTTCTATCGCAGTATTAAAAGCATCATTATAAATCCTTATCAATTCCATATCCGATAAACTATCTACTATCGCTACTAACTTAATTTGAGAGCGATTTAAAGCATTAACTTGTTTAAAAGGGAATAGTTTATTTAATTTATCTTTTCGTTTCTTACAACTCTCACAAGGCTTTATTCCGACAGCTTCAGTTACTTTTGCTATAGCATCTCCAAGTCCTTTGCTTTTTGCCATAATATCTTTTTAAATTCGTTTCTAATTCTTATGATTGTA